TAACTTATATATTAGCCCTATGTTAAATGTTCTTAACAATGAAGTTAAGAAGTTGAATATAGGGCTATTTCTATGTGCAAAAAAAATCTTGACAAGTCGTTGGAGGCTGTAGGTTCGAGTAGTGGTAGCTGTGAGTATCCTCATTATGAGGTGATTTCATGAGCATCAACGCCGCACGTATGGGATATGTATCTGACGGGCAAGCTGTGGCAGAGGCTGCGGGCGCGCGCCAGCGCGGCAGCAACCTTGGCACAGCGAAGCAAACGGAAGCCCCCACTAGTAACACGGGGCGATATGAGCAGAGCTCAACACTGTCAACCGTACTGGTCATGCAAAATGGGCAGATTAAAGAAATTCCAGTCAAAAAAGGTGTGGGTACTGCTGCGCACATAGATGCCCTTACCATAACCATGCCCGAATTAGTTTTTAATCAGTCATTGGATGCCGTCACAGATGATGAAGTTGCAGGGCAAATTAGTGGGACTATTTATGAAATCATGGGCTACGGTTTATCGAGTGCAGCTCGGGGTCGTAACGGTTATAGCATGTCTTATTTAATGGGCACTGAACGCGTATCGTATGGTTATGTTGCGTTTGGAGGCTCACAGCAAAGAGAAACCGTATGTATTCATTTTACCGGTACCGGATTAATGGCAGCGCAAGATGGCTGGGAACATCGGCTATATCAATTCCTACAGGATTTTGCGCCGAATGCGAGAATAACCCGATGCGATTTAGCTCATGATTTTATTGAAGGTGAGTACACACCTGAGCAAGCATTAAAAGATTGGGAATCAGGGCTATTTACCTCAAGGTATACAAAGCCAGTAGCCGAATGCGTTGGTTCAGATTGGTTATCTGGTACCAATCGAGGCAAAACCCTATATATAGGCTCACGCAAATCAAGCAAATATTGCCGAATATATGAAAAAGGCAAAGAGCAAGGTGATGAACAATCCAAATGGGTGCGTTTTGAATTAGAACTGAAGAACAAAGATATCATTATCCCTCATGACATATTAATAAATCCCGGGCAGTATCTGACTGGTGCATATCCGATATGTGAACAATTATTTAAAAATCATAAAGAGCAAATAGCAAGAATAGAGCTAAAAAAAAAGCAGGAAGCAGTAGGCATCGAACATTGCCAGAAATATGCCAGCATGCAGGCATCAGGTTTTTTAAACTACCTGCATAACGAATTAAACTTAACCAAAGAAGAAGTATTTGATTTTGTAGTAAATCCAGTAGCAAAAGTACCAAAGAGGTTAGATACATCTGTTTATTTTTGTAACAACCTAACCGTTCCGTTTATGCATGAGCGTAGGCGTTTGACATATTCAATAGATGAATTATTGGACAAAATAGGAGATGAATTTGATTCTAAAACCAAATGTAAACTAAGACATATGACATTCGAGGAATATAAGAACGCAATGTACGCAGATGTGTGGAAAGAGGCTCGTTATTATATGACTCCGCAAGAGATTTTAAACCCTAAAAGAGAATGGAATTAAACATGAAAGCATTACTATTAAAAGTTAAATGGAATAAGGGTCAAACCGAAAACGGCACACAATACGACTATTGTCGCGTGACATTACAGCTACCTGTATATGACGGTGCAGTAAATGAATTCGGCGTAGATTCAGCAGATTACGAATACGGCAATGCCGAATCACATAATAAACTATTGCATTTAAAAGGGAAATTGCCTATTGAAGTAGACGTTGAATTTCAACAAGTCAAAAAAGGCAACCAAACATTAAACCAGATTATCAGCTTAAAACCGTTAAATTTAAAACCTATTTGAAATTAACATGTTAGGCGGTCATGTTAATAAATTGAATTACCGTCATTCCTTAATTTTTAATGGAGATATAAATGAATAAATTTAAGCGACTTGCAATCTTAGGTTCAGCGGCATTATTACCGCTTTCAGCTTTTGCAGCAGATAATGCAGGCCTTGACGCTATTAATAAGATTCCTGAACAGGTATCACCATACGGGTATGCACTTGTAGCGGTTGGTGCAGGGATTTTAGTTTTTAAATATATTCGTCGACTGGTAGGTTAAAAAAAAAATGGGGGTTCAGGTTGGTAATATTTGTTTTAAAAATCAGCAGGAAGCTGATAATTACGTCTATTCCCAAGCTGTCCCCCATTTTACAGCGCAGGGGGTTATTTCCCCTGTTTATAACAAGAATGCCAAAAGCTGGACATATCAAGGTGAAACAATTCACGCCAATTTGCCAGAGTGTTCACAGGTTGAAAACTTTATAGAGGGGCAGTTGATTGGCTGGATTTTTGTCCTTTTAATTGTATCGGCATATAAATTTAAAGTGATTTTAAGGATGTTGTCATGAATACTTTAGATGGTTGTATGGTTACTTTGAATGATTTGGTTGATTTTCCGGTTATTTGGGTATGTATATTATTTCTCTTTTTTTCGTTTTTCTTGTTTGCTTCATACAATAAACGTAAATGATTGATTTATATTATATATTGGGCATAATCATGCCGGCTATTTTTGTTTGGATAATTTGCAAATGAAAAAAATAATCTTAATAATCTGCATGTTATTAGCAATAACTGTCAAAGCAGAAAACATAATGCAGTTTACAGGTGGAAATTACATATTTGCAGAAAATGGCAGATTAATATTTAACTTAGATCCATCGGTTCTGGAAGCACGCGAATGGCATTATAACCAAGCGACAGATTCATTTGATACAGAATTTAAAACAAATATGCAATTGAAGACGTTATATACGGATTCATTCCATGGTTATGAAGCAAGATTAAAGACCCAATTTTTGCAGGTTGCATATGGTCATAGCCCAGCAGATAGATATGCCTTTCATCCGGTCTATTATAAGAAAGCGTTTTTACCGGCAGTTGGGTGGGGTGTGCGAGTTGGCGCAACGATTGCTAGGCAGGTATTACCGCCGTTGATTCAAAGATGCCTGACTAATCCTAATTGTGTAGCAGGTCTTGCAGGTGTCGCAATTCCAACAGCAGCATTATGTGGTATTGCGTATGGTTTAAATGATGGTAATCCTAATGTTTTGAATGCTATGTTGCCGGCAGGAGTGTGCAAAAAAGCCGAACAAGACGGCTATAAAAAAGACAAAGACGGAAGATACAAAAGAAAATTCAGTTATAGCTATCGTTGCACAGGTGGTTTATGTCTGGCAGATGGTGGTGGCGGTGGTGGCGGTGGAAAGTATGGAAGTGCTTCCGCAGCACTTTCAGCAGCCAAGGCCAATTGCGCAGGTTCAGTCTCCACCCCTATGGGTTCTGCAAGTTTAGCAGGGCATAAATCTGATGGTATATCAGTTAGTTGTATATACCGTACAGATGAGGGCGATCACGTATATGAGTCTTCTTATGGAATTGTAGGACATGCTGTAAATGATGATGATGGAAATATCACGATGATAGATATTTCACGATACATGACAGATGAAATAAAAAAAAATCCCACGCCATACATTAATTCTAATGGGTTGGGTAAGGACATTCTTGCTTTTGCGAAATTAAAAACCACAGATATACAATCAGGATTAGGTAGCGGTTCCTTTTCAGTAGTAGGCTCAGAGCCATATCGTGATCCAAGAACTGGTAAAACCGTACAAGATGTAGTTACCATCGATTCGGCCAGTAAGAATCAAACAAGCGGAAAATCGCAACTTTCAGGTACTGCCGGTTCAGGTGGTTCAGGAAGTTCAGGTATTTCAGCTACCACCAACCACGTATCAGTCAATCAAATTGGTCGTAATGATGTCGAAGATAGCGCAAAGGTTGGCAGGCCGAATAGCCCTAATGGTACAAATGGCAGTGGCAAGGGCAATAATGGCGGTTCAGGCCAAGGAAATGGTACAGGTAATGGCAAAGGTAATGGCAAAGGTGATGGAGCCGGAGATGGCGATGAAAAAGGCAAATGCGAGGGCTTAGAAAACACAGTAGGGTGCATGCCTGTAGGCGACTTACCAACCGATACAGATATAGAAGTACCAGGTAAAAATGACGGCATAATGAATTTAACCCCTGATAACTTTATCCCTAGTGATGGAATCTGTCCGGCACCGGTTAGCTTTAACTTCCTATCAATGTCTTATAGCATCAGCTATGAACCAGCATGCGAGTATGCACGTAAAATCAGAATGCTAGTAATTCTGGTTGGGACCATGACAGCAGGAATGCTAATATTTAAAGGATTCAAATAATGCCAGCTCTAGTAACCGTATTAACATCAGTTTTAAGCTCCATAGTAGTGCGGGTTTTTCTGGCATTAGGAATTGGCATCGTGTCCTACTCAGGCTTGCAACTGGTTTTGGAAAAATTAAAGGGCTGGGTCTTTACCTCAATGTCTGGCATGCCTCAAGACATGTATAACTTAGCCTTAATGGCAGGGTTAGGTGTTGCCCTAGGCTATATATTTGGCGCATGCACATTTGTAATTACCTACCAATTAACAAGTAAATTAGTTTTCGGAATGAAAAAATGATTTATTTAATAACTGGTACGCCAGGGACAGGCAAAACCTCTTATGTATTACATATGTGGTTGAATAACAAGAATAAAATATTTACATTTGATGATGGTACCCCTCGTCCCCTATTTTTTAACCATATAGACGGATTAAATGCCAGAGAATTAAAGGCACATGAAATATCAGATGATGAAATCCGCAGCGGTTCATTAAAAGAAATTTTGCCAGAGGGAGCCGTACTAATAGTAGA